CTAATGGCCACAGAATCTGACTTAATATTAACCACAGAATCATAATGAGAGCTAAAGAATTTATTACTGAAACAGCATTTAGTAAAGTACATGATGGCTTAGATTTAGCATCTATGGCTCTCCCTAACACCTATATTATTCCAGAGTTACAGAACAATGATTTCTATGATTTATATCGTTTTGGTGTAGCAATTGCCGCAGTAAGGGGTGAAAGCGGTACTGACAATGTTCAAAATGGTTATAAGCCTGATTTTAGAGCAGAAAGTAGTTGGGGAGAACATCAGGTTGTATCATCTGAGTTTGATGAAGAACTTGGTAAAACTATTGACCAAGCATTAAAGAAAGTTGGAAAATCCGGTAAGAAAATGGTAAGTACTCCTAAAAGTGATGAGATGGACGATACCTTAACCCAGTCTCCGATTAAAGGATTCAAAGGATATAAAAGATGAGAGCAAATGAATTTGTATCCGAATCTAAAATCGGTAAAATAGGAAATAGAAAACAAATGGCTACAAAAGGTTTACATAAGTTCCGTGATGAAAATGCAGCCGATCGTATATATGAATTGAATAGAATAATGATGGCTGCAGCCTCAACAGATGGTACTTTTATACCAGACATAGATAGTGAAAGTTGGGCTGGAAGATATGATGTTGCCGCACCCTATACACAACAAGAAAGTGATATGTTAATGATGGCATACAAGGCTGCAGGATCAGATTACCACGATTTAAATAAAGGTGATTTGGACAGTAAAGAAGTAGCTGGCACCAATACGCAAAGTACTGTCAAGCCTTTTAAAGGCTACAAAAGAAAATAATTTAAGTCACCTCAATCAGAATAAGTAATTATATCAAATTACAGGATTATAAATGATTGATATCAATAACACGCTTGATTTAATTAAACTTAAGTTTTACAACGAATGGCTTTATACAGCACATATATATGAAGAAGGTGATAGCCAATTTCACAAACAGCTTACAACTAACGTTGTAGTTCAATATATTGATCCGATAGAGCTACCCAAAAATGCTAAAATCTTAGATTTGGGATGTGGCCCGGGTTACTTCTTAGATGAAATGAAAGATCGAGGATACACTGATGTTACTGGTGTAACATTAAGTCCGGGAGATATTAAAATCTGTCAGGCTAAGGGTCATACTATCAAAACATATGATTTAAGTTTTCTACCACAAAAAGATGGGTATTTTGATGAAAGTGTAGATTTTATATTTTTACGCCATGCATTAGAACATAGTCCATATCCTATCTTTAGTTTAATGGAATATAATCGTATATTGAAGCAAGGTAGTAAACTTTATATTGAAGTACCTGCACCCGATACTGAACGTAAACACGAATGGAATCTAAATCATTATAGCATTTTAGGTGAACAGCAATTAGCCGCATTGTTAGATCGTTGCGGGTTTGTAATTAATAAATTTGATAACTTTGAGTTTGATTTGCAGGCACCTAATGCAGAAGATTCTGAAAATCCTATTAAAATGAAAGAAAAATACTATTGTGTTGTTGCTACTAAGCAACGACCATTAGATATTAAGTAACAACAAGCACTCTTTGAGTGCTTTTTTAATACCATTATTAAATTGCTCATATAAATACTTGTTATGAGTAATACACCATCACTAGTAAAGAATCCCTATACAAAAACAGTTTTTAAAACTGATAAAGAACTACAGGATTTTATTAAATGCTGTGATCCAGATACAGGTTATCTATATTTTATGGATAACTTCTTTATGATACAACACCCTACTAAAGGCAGTATGGTGTATCACCCTTGGGCATATCAAAAACGATTAATTGAAACATATCACAACTATCGTTACTCTATTAGTTTAATGCCTCGACAATCAGGTAAATCAACATCAGCCGCAGGATATTTACTCTGGTATGCTATGTTTGTTCCGGACAGTACTATCTTAGTTGCCGCACACAAATATACAGGTGCACAGGAGATTATGCAACGTATACGTTATGCATATGAAAACTGCCCCGACTACATTAAAGCAGGTGTAACAACATACAACAAAGGCTCACTAGACTTTGAGAATGGATCTCGTATTGTATCAGCAACTACAACTGAAAATACAGGTCGTGGTATGTCTATCACATTACTATACTTAGATGAGTTTGCATTCGTTAGACCAAGCATTGCTAAAGAATTCTGGACAGCTATTACCCCAACACTATCAACTGGTGGTAAAGCTATTATAACAAGTACACCAAACAGTGACGAGGATCAGTTTGCTTTCATCTGGAAAGGTGCTAACAAAACTGAAGATGATTTTGGTAACACTACTGAAGTAGGAGTTAACGGATTCAGAGCGTATAGGGCACATTGGAGTGAGCAACCTGGCAGGGATGATAAGTGGGCTGATGAAATGAAAGCACAGCTTGGTGAGGATCGGTTTAACCGAGAGATTGGTTGTGAGTTTATTATTGCTGATGAAACATTGATTAATCCAAATACATTATTAATGATGGAAGGGATAGAACCTGTTAGTCGTATAGGACAAGTTCGTTGGTATGAGAAGCCAAAGAAGGGTAATATTTATTGTATAGGATTGGACCCGAGTCTCGGTACAGGTGGTGACCCGTCGGCTATTCAAATCTTTGAGGCAAATACTACTACTCAAGTTGGTGAATGGAAACACAATAAAACAGATATCCCTAGCCAAATCAAGCTACTGGCACAGATAAGCAAATATATAGCAGAATGTACTAATGAACCTAATAACATCTATTACAGTATTGAATGTAATGGAATTGGTGAAGCCGCTATTATATCATTAAATGAATACGGGGAAAGTAATATCCCGGGTATTTTTATTAGCGAAGCAGGTAAGGGTCGTAAAGGATTCAATACAACTAATAAGAGCAAACTAGCAAGTTGCGCCAAATTCAAAACGTTGGTTGAAAGTAAAAAAATGACTGTAAATAGTCGTAGTCTTATCAGTGAATTAAAAGCATTTGTAGCCCATGGTGGTAGTTATGCCGCTAAAATTGGGGATACAGATGATTTGATTATGGCTAGCTTATTAGTAACTAGAATGTTACAGCATTTAAGTGATTATCACGTTAATTTAGAGACTCAGATACGTGACCACGATGAATACATAGCTCCTTTGCCCTTCTTTGCGGTCATAAGCTAAGAGGCAAAAGATAAATACAATATGGCTAAAAATCAAGAATCAATTAACCGCTCATTATTTGAGCTATTACGTAGTAGAGGGTATGCCCCGACACTATTAGATACTTCTGGTAAGGAAATTCCAGTTCCGGAAGAAGCAGAAGTCTTTCAATTTAAGTTTACTAAAGACGGAGAAGAATACGGTACAGTAACAGCATCCATTGATGGATTACATAAATTAGTAATCTATTTTGGTGATGATGTTGCTAATAGTGAAAAAGAAGAAAATGGTGGAGATGATTCTTGGTATAAACTATTGAATCATTTAAAACGTTTTGCACAACAACACCAGTTAAGTTTTGAAGTTAAAAACACGGACCATTTAAAATATGATATGGCAAAAAGGGAACATATGAAAAAGCAAGAAAGAATATCAGAAGGTTATTACCCAATGGGTAAAAAAGGTAGCTACAGCGATGCTGTCCCTACAACTAAGATTATCATTCAACACAATAAGAATATCGAAGAAGGTGAGCAACGCTATCGTAATGTAGCTAAGATATTTGTAGAGAATAGTGAAGGTGAGCGTTTTGCTGTTCCTACAACTAAGCCGGGTATTGCACGTGTGTATGCTCGTCATATCGCAGAAGGTGGCACACCGTATGATGAAAAAGGTAAACATATTACCAACATATGTGAAGAATATCAAAAGATGGGTGCATTTGTTCGTGCCACACGCACTGGTCAATTCACTGAATCAGCACAACAATTAGTCAATGAAGGTATCAATCACTATCAATCACTACGTGAAACGTTAAGTAGAATGACTGGTCATCGCGGTTACAATGCTTACTTTGAAAGTTGGACACCACCATTAATGGAAGATGAAACAGATATAAGTAACTTAAATGAGTTGTTTGTACAAGAGACATTAGACCCACGTATTGAAAGTGTAATGCCAATCTTATCTAAGTTACATAAGAAGGTAGCAGAGATGAAAGAAGTTGGTGCTTTAGCTGAGTGGGCTGATAGTTTAACAGAAACACCCGGCGCCGAGACATTAGCGCACGATGATAGTAATGAAGAAAGTAATTTAAAAGATTTGGATTTGGATGAATCTGATACACAATCTTCTAATTCGGGTGCTATCCCCGAGAGTGCTGAAGATAATCCAGTAGCCAGTGCTATTACTCGTAGAATCTTAATGCAACGCTCGGACTTGTTAAAGAAGTATGGCCCTGTAGCAATTACTCAAGCAATTGATGACGTTGCAGACTTTATCGGTGATGTTGACGAAATTGGTTCAAGTGATGTAAGCGGTTGGATCAAGCAAATAGAACAATCATTAGGTGGTAGTAACTTAGAAGAAGCATTAGATCCAGAAAAGAAACAAAGACTTAACGATTTGATTGATCGTTACACAGACGCAACTGATCCTGAATATATGGGTGATGATGACTATGAAGATATTATTGCTCAGATTCGTGTCGAGTTTGGCGACAAAACTGCTGATAGTATTGAAAGCGGCCCCAGTATGCATTTCCCGCGTCCCGGCCATTCAATGGGTCACGATGATTTAGAGTTTAGGCAAATGCGTAAAAACATGTCACCTAATAGAATAACTAAATTAGGTAAACTGCACAAACAAGATAATGACGCAATGAAGCGTGACCTTAAGGACAAACTAGGTGTAGAAGAAGGTATATTAGACACAGTTAAGAAAGTTGGAAGTAAAGTATTTGATAAATTAGGCGGCGGAAGCGAAGAAGATTTATTAAAAGACTTACAAAAGAAAGCTGGTATTCCATCACACGCACAACACGGTAAGCCTGCAATGGCTCAACCTAAAGATAAAGAAGAAATGGCAGAAGGTGAATTCGCAGGTGACTATGCTACAGGTGAAGCAGGTCAATGGCGTAACAAAGGTCCTAAAGCCAACAAGCCAGCAACTATTGGTGATTTAGTCGGTGAGGGTCAAGAAGACCTAGACGTTATCAAACGATTATTGGGTAAATAAGTTCTCAAAAACCTCACTTAAAAGGTGAGGTTTACCATATCCGGCATAAATACTATTGACATAAGCAGAAGGTGTGCTATACTTACTCTTATGTTAGTCACTAATAGGTAGTGACGAATATTAAAAAAGAGACCATCTCAATTTATAAGGAAATTAAATCATGGCATCATTAGCAGAAATTCGTGCTCGTATTGCGGCACAAGAAAACAAATCAACATCTGGTTCAACACAGAAACAAGCAGACAATTCAATCTATCCACATTGGAATATGGACGAAGGCACAACAGCCACATTGCGTCTATTGCCCGACGCAGATAGTAACAACCCATACTTCTGGGTAGAGCGACAAATTATTAAACTCCCATTCAATGGAGTTAAGGGTGATCCTAACGTTAAGCGTATTGAAGTTCAAGTACCTTGCGTTGAGATGTATGATTCAAAAGCACAATGCCCAATCTTAACTGAGGTTCGTCCTTGGTACAAAGATGAAACATTGAAAGAGTTAGCAAACAAATACTGGAAGAAACGCAGTTACTTGTTTCAAGGTTTTGTTCGTCAAAACCCAATTGGTGATGATAAGACACCGGCTAACCCAATTCGTAGATTCATTATTAGTCCACAAATCTTTACAATCATTAAAGCAAGTTTGATGGATCCTGAGATGGAAGAATTGCCGACAGACTTTATGCGTGGTCTTGATTTGAATATTAAGAAAACAAGTAAAGGTGGATATGCAGACTATTCAACAAGTAATTGGGCACGTAAAGAAAGCCCATTAACAGAAGCGGAGCAAGCTTCTATTGAAGCACATGGTTTGTATAATTTGGCAGAGTTCTTACCAAAGCGTCCCGGAGAAGCAGAGTTGCGCATCATTAAAGAAATGTTTGACGCAAGTGTCGATGGTCAACCATATGACTTAGAGCGTTGGGGAGCATACTATCGCCCATGGGGATTAGAAGCACCTGCAGGAGCAACAGCGGAAAAACAAACAGCTACTACTGAAACTAGAGCACCCGTAACAGCACCCGTAGCAGAAACTTCAGCACCATGGGATGAACCAGCATCAGCTCCGATTCAAGTCCCGACATCACAGCCTTCAAGCGACAAAGCACAAGACATTCTAGCAATGATTCGTGCTAGGCAGACCAAGCCAGCTTAAAGGAAATAAGGGAGAGTAATCTCCCTTATCTTCAGGAGAAATAATATGACACTACCAGACGAAAGATACCGCGCCCTAAAGCAAGGTAAAAAGTTGTTGGAAGAATTATGCGACCCCGGTCGTACACCGCGTGTTCCTAGTCTTATCCGTGATAGGGCCAGAGCCGCATTAAGACATTACCCAAATGATTATGAATTAGATACGATTGCAGATAAATGCCCTGATTATCTAGACAAACAATCATTCAGCGTGTATAATACTATAAACAAATAAGGAATACAATGGCAAAACCATTCGACATTAGTAAGTTCCGCAAGGACATTACAAAAAGTATTGAAGGTCTATCAATAGGATTTAACGATCCTACTGATTGGATCTCGACAGGAAATTATGCTCTCAATTATCTCATTAGCGGCGACTTTAATAAAGGCGTACCTCTTGGTAAAGTTACTGTCTTTGCCGGAGAGTCAGGCGCCGGAAAATCGTTCATCTGCTCAGGAAATCTCGTTAGACACGCACAAGAACAAGGAATCTTTGTAGTCTTAGTTGACTCGGAGAATGCCCTTGACGAAGCTTGGTTACACGCACTCGGTGTATCTACAGCAGAAAATAAACTATTAAAACTAAACATGGCAATGATTGACGAAGTAGGAAAAACTATTTCTATGTTCGTTAAAGATTACAAAGCATTGCCAGAAACAGATCGTCCTAAGGTATTGTTTGTGATTGACAGTCTTGGTATGTTATTAACACCCACAGACGTTAATCAGTTTGAAGCAGGTGATATGAAAGGTGACATGGGTCGTAAGCCTAAAGC